ATAACCAATAGCAGTATTTAAACCACCACCTGTATTTGCTCCCAATGCTTCAGAGCCTACTGCCGTGTTTTGAGAAGCGGTTGTAATTTTGTCTCCAGCTAAATAACCAATAAGTGTGTGTCCAGCACCAGTGGTTACATCATTACCAGCTTCGTGTCCTATAAATACATTTTCAGTTCCACTTGTATTTGCTGCACCAGCACTTTTACCGATTGCAATGTTTGCATTGGCTGTGGTCATTGCGCCTAAAGCTGAAGCACCAATAGCAACAGAGTTAGAACCAGTAGTATTAGATGCAAGAGCAGACTTACCCACTGCTGTGTTATTTTCTCCATCTGTAGTTGATAATAAAGCATTTTGACCAACTGCCGTGTTTGCATTAGCTGTAGTTGCAGCTTCTAAAGCATCACTTCCAACAGCAACATTTTCATCGCCAGTTGTGACTGCAGCACCTGCATTTTTACCTACAGCAGTATTACTGTGTCCTGTGGTGTTTGCCGTTAAAGCTGAAGAACCAACGGCTGTGTTGTTATTGGCTGTGGTGTTAGCGTCTAAGGCTGCTTGACCAACGGCAACATTTGCTGTACCAGTCGTATTAGCTGCTAATGCATTTTCACCTACAGCTACATTGTTTGAAGCTGTGGTGTTTAAATCAAGTGCGTGATAACCAACAGCAGTATTGTTTTCTCCTGTGGTATTTGCAGATAAAGCCCCTTTTCCAATTCCTGTATTGTTTGCGCCAGTAGTGTTTAACGTAAGAGCAACAAGACCTACAGCAGTATTACCATTTGCTGTTGTGTTAGCTTCTAAGGCTTTTTGTCCTACTGCTACATTTGAAGTTCCAGTCGTGTTAGCTGACAAAGCATCCATTCCCATAGCAGTGTTATTAGATGCTGTAGTGTTTGCTCCTAATGCATTATAACCAATTGCTGTATTGTGAACACCAGTCGTATTGGCATCTAGGGCATTAGTACCAACAGCTACATTTTCGTCACCTGTGGTGTTTGCTCCTAAAGCATTATGCCCCATTGCTGTGTTATTAGAAGCTGTAGTATTAGCATCTAGGGCTGCTCTACCAAAAGCAGTATTACTTGCTCCTGTTGTATTACTAGCTAAAGCATTAGAACCCATCGCAGTGTTGTCGTTTGCTGTGGTGTTTGACAATAAAGCTGTTCTTCCTACCGCCGTATTATTCTCACCCGTAGTGTTTGCGTTTAAAGCTGTATAACCCACTGCAGTATTTTGGTCTGCTGTAGTATTGGCTGCTAAAGCTGCTCTACCTATACCTGTGTTATATGTACCAGATGTGTTGCTTTCCATTGCCTTACGACCAACAGCAACATTATCTGATGCCGTATTTGCTGTAAGAGCATCTTCACCGACTGCTACGTTATGGTTTCCATTGCCAGCATCTAAAGCTGCTGCACCTATAGCTACATTACCAGCGCCTGTAGTGTTTGCTCCTAAAGCATTATAGCCGACAGCAGTGTTGTTATCTGCTGTGGTATTAACATCTAAAGCATTATATCCCACTGCCGTGTTATTATTGGCTGTCGTGTTTGCTGCCAATGTGCCATATCCAGCACCTACGTTTTGAGTGCCTGTAGTGTTTGCTGTTAATGAATTTCTACCTAGTGCAGTATTACTGTCACCCGTTGTGTTTGCGTCTAGTGCTAAAGCACCCAAAGCCACGTTTGCTGATCCTGTGGTATTCACCAATAAAGCGCTTGAACCTACAGCCGTATTATTACTCCCCGTGGTTATTGCTCCAGCAGCGTTATCGCCAACTGCCGTGTTATCCGATCCAGTCGTAACTGCATCAAGTGCATTCTCACCTATGGCTACGTTATCCGTTCCTGTCGTGATCGCTGTACCGAGTGATCCAGAACCTAGTCCGACATTGCCTGTACCGCCTGTTAGATCGAGTACATCAGTGACTGCTGCGCCTGATCCAGCACCATCTGTAACAACCATCTTGATTCCGCCATTCGGAATCACGACATTTGCGCCTGTGCCTTGAGATATGGTTACTGTATCACCTGCGCTGTTTTGAATAATCCAACACTTGTTTACTGTGTTTGGTGCCAAAGTAACTGTGCAAGCTTGCGATAAAGAACCTGTAAGAGTAAGAGCCATTGCTCTAGCTGCATCAGATGTACCATCTGCCATCGTAATCGTTGCGGTTGAAGCATCAGATAGTGCTTCAGAACCACTACCAAACGCTTCTCCAATTAATTCTAAATTTGTATTGGTACTCGTTCCCCAAGTACCTGACTCATCGCCTGTAGCGATTTCTTTAAGTCTTAAATCATTTACATAAGTTGCCATGTTTAAACGTCCTCTTTTTTAATTAAATCATTTTTAAGCTACTTTATCCACCCAATTAGGTGTTTGTGATGGGCTTACTTCGCTATAACTTGTAGTTGTTTTACTTATATCATTCCATTCTGTTGTTTGACCCGGAACTACAGGTGTCCAAACTAATAAAGATGTTATTTCTCCTGTTCCTTCTACGCCTGTAACTTCAACAGAAACATGTATTGTAATTGTTAATTCACCAATTTGTCCTGTACTAGCACTTTGCGTAACAGAAATAACATTATCATTAACAGTGCTAATTGTGCCTAACGCACTTGTAGCAGATATTCCTGTTGGATAAACATTTGCATCACAAGTAACTGTTTCATCACCTTGAGCAACAGTAGATGCTGTACCGCTAACTCCTGTAATTGCTGCACCATTTGCAACAACTGTGCCTATTGCAGTAGTACCAGCTACTCCTGTTTCACTAACATTGGCATCACCGCTTACTGATTCGCTACCTAAAGCACTTGTACCAGCTACTCCTGTTACAGAAAGATTAGCTATACCTGTAACAGTTAAACTATTTACTGCTCCTGTGCCTGCTACTCCTGTCTCACTAACAGTTGCACCAGCAGATATACTTAATGATCCTAATGCACTTGTTCCAGCAACACCAGTTTCTGTAACATTAGCGACACCAGTAACAGTTAGACTGCCGATACCACCTGTAGCTGCAACGCCTGTCTCTGCGACATTAGCATCACAACTAACAGTTTCTGTTCCTAAAGCAGTAGTTCCTGCAACACCTGTTACATTAACTGTAACATTAACAATTGCAGGTTCACCCCAAGGACCAGCACCCCATGTGGATCGACCCCAACCAGACATAACTGGTTTACGCTATTCTAATAACAGCGTTACTTGCGTCTGCGGTTGGAAAAGATATTGTAAAACTACCTGCTGTGCTTGTTTTGTCTCCACCAAAATCAAAAACGGCAACTGCTGGATCACCAGTAGCTGAGTCATTGAAAATCATGCAACCTCTTGCAGTAATTGTACAAGTACCAAAAGTTAAATCAGCAAAATCAGTAAATGCAGTTGTTCCTGATGTACTAGGATCAACTCTAGTCAAACTTGCGCCTTTAGCGGTATAGTTTGTGCCTGACGCTTCATTGGTCGTGGTATAGGCTGTGGTAGAAGCACTCATAGTAGCTGAACTCGTATATAGGGCTAAATTGAAGGTATTACCTCCAGAATTTTTAAAATTATGCACTCCTTCTAATAATTCTTGTTTAAATGAAGTACACATTGCCTGAGTTATAGCCATTATAGCCTCCTTATAATTTCCGCTAAGTCTTTATGACCTTGCGATTCTAATTGATTACCTATTGTACACATATGGTTTTTAATTGCCTCACGCATATAATAAGCAATAACAAAATGACACGTATTTTTAAAAGCATGTGCCTGTGCTTTAATTTGATCAGGTGCAGTATCTGCAACTGAAACAAGTTTATTTGTAGCCATTTCAGCAACTTCTTCTATTGTGTGACCTCTATTTTTAGTTGTTTTAACTCCTAAATCACCAATAGATATTTCAAATTTATCTGTTTGCATTAAAATTTCTCCGGTTCAGGAGGTAAAGGATCACTTCTACCTGATATTCCATATGGAACAGCTTTTTGTTTTACAACTTCAGACCATTTGCAAACATTCATTCCTGTTTCATCTATATAAGAAACCATTGGATCGTTTAAACGATGATAACCATAAAGTTTATCTTTTGTATCAACATTGGCATCTAATAAATTTGATCTAGTAGCTATTGAAACTTCTATATTTTTTTCCATACATTTAGCTAACCAAAATTCACAACATCCTCTACCCATTTCTGCAAAATATAAATTTTGTTTATAAGTAAAATCTGCACCAAATACTTGCACTCTTGCAACTTTATTCCAATATGCAAAAGCTATTGCATATGCAACAGTATTATTAATATATCCACATTGAGTATCTTTAACTAATGCTTCTATAGGATAAAGTTCTAATGCAGGAACTCTATTATCAAGTTCACAAGTATAAATAGGATATTTTACATTAGGTAATTCTTCACGCATTAACTGTGTCATAGTTCCTGCATCTTCAGATTCAAAAAAACGTGAAACAGGGTCCATAATAAATGCTCTATCAAGGTTATGAATAACCCCAATCATTGCATTAATTGCCCAAACTTCATCAAATTTTTGACTATGTACTACAGCAAGATGGTAGTCTAATTGACTTTCTCCCATTGCAACAATTGCAATATTCTTGCCTTCAAGTTCTTTTATAGGTTCTTTTAACATGCTTATACACCTTGTATTCTTACTTGCCCACTACGATAAGCATCTTTCCTATTTCTTCCATCACCTTCAATTATTAATTGTTGTAATGCTTCTTTATATCTTTTGTCATATAAAGTTATTACATCAGGCTCACCTTTCATAAATGTATATGCTTCAATAAGACATCCATACAATAAAACATCAGGAGCATTTGTTCCTAACCAACTTGTTCCATCACTAGAAGCTGTTATTGATTCAGGTCTATAAAAGTAATGTAATTCTACTGTATATCCCGAATCAGGTGCTGGTCCAACAATAAAATAGTCATCATCAAATTGTGCATAATAAACTGGCAAGCCAGTTGTAGATGAAGATGGATAAGCTTCTCTTATAAAATTTACATCTTTATTTAAAAGAAAAGTATAGTTGCTGCTTGAATCTAAAACAGCTAACGAATAAGGATAAAGAAAATCTGTTGGTGTTGCTAAATAAGCATTAGAAGATGTCAATGTTCCTGTTTGATTCTTTCTAAATACTGGCAACTGAACAGAATCTAATATTCTTTGTTCCGCTTGCTGAATTATAGTTGGCAGATCATTAACAAATGTGGTCTCTGTATTCTCTGTATAATCTTGTATAGCTGATTTTAATGTTGTAAAAGTAAATGACATTAGCTTGTTGTTATAGTTAGTTTACCTATTTTACCTTTTAGAACCATGTTGTTTAAACTTGATTCACCATAAGCAGAATTCCATCCCCCAATAGGATTCCAACCAAATAATCTTCTGCTTGCTTCTAAATCTGTTTGTGGTCTTGGTTTTCTCAAAGACTGAGGATCATTAATTTTTAATTTTCCTAATTGATATTGTGGCTGATCTTTATCAAGAACATCTTTACCTACCAATAAACCACTTCTTTTTTGATCTACAATTTGGTTTTTTAAATCACTTAATTTATACCTAAAACCTGTTCTATCGCATATTCCGTATGCATATTTACCTTTTGCATAGTTTCCCATTAGTTATAACCTCCGGGAACAAATCTAACAGAAGCTTTTACTCTATTTTCATCTGCTGCAAGTTTCCATTGTTCCTCATACTGTTGTTTTAAGAAAGGAACTCTTTGAAAAGCCTCTGGATTTTTCTGTGCAATATAATAAGCAAGACCAGAAACTAAACAAGGTAAAAACAATTTAGGAATATCTAAATTATTTGAAGCAGGTGTTCCTGCATCATATATTTGTCTTAATCTATACCAAACGACTTTATATGTTTGAGCATTATCTGGAACTGGATATAAAGTAAAAGTAGTAGAACCAGCATTTCTATTGATTAAAATTTCATTAGGTCTGCCTTGATCTAGTTTATTAGGTATTCCAGCATAAGTAGAAAAAGATACTCTAGTTAATTCAGTATCGCTTTGTGAATCACTATTTCCATCATCTGTTCTAAGATGATGTTCTAGTAAATCTATAGTATCTGCATCTAAAGTATAAGTTGCAGTTCCGGCAGTTAAAGTTGTAGAACCTGACTCTACTTGCCAAAGATTAAGACCTCTATTAGCCCATTCAAGCATCATAAGATCAATGCTACGTCTTGCAGTACGCAAGTCATAACCTGTTCTCATTTCAAGACCAGCTAATTCAAATGCTTCTTCTGCAGCTTCAGCTATATCTAAGTTGAAGTCGTTTGTAGTAGATGTAGCCATTCATTAACCATATTTGCGCCTTAATTGATCTTGGTACATCTCTACTTTACCGCCATTATCTACTTTTCCACCACCTTCATATTCCAACATTCCGCCACCAGCATATTTAACCTTTTTGCCAGTTTTTTTAGCATAATCTTTAGCTTTTTTCATACCTTTAGCATCATACTTAAAATGTTTTTTTCCGACTTTTGGCATTATTTATCTCCAGATTTCATTTTTGCACGACCTATATTTAATGCACAAATATCAATTAACTTATAAAGTTTACCAATCCATACATCATCTTTAGGGGTTTTAGTAACAGCAGCAATAATACTGGCACAACTAATTATTGCCATTATTAAAGCTATAAAATTTGCAAATGTTTGCATAATTATCTCCGTTATTATTAAAATTTATCATACATCATTAGGATCAAAAAGACCTTTAGCAATTAATAGTTCTCTATTAACTTGATGTTCTTCTTCAATTTGTTTTTTATTTTGTCCTTTATATTTTACAGCTAAATGATCATCAACCATCATTAAGTTAATATTTTTATCAGCAACATACATTTCGCCAAGAACTCTACCAAACTTACCTTTTTTATCTTTATGTGTTTTTATAACCACCTGACCTTTAGATAAAGCATCAGTCAGATATTCTTTGCTCATTAATCCTCTAACTTTTTCATCTTTGTTTCTTGTTCTGCTTTCTGGCGTGTCAATGCCATATAAACGAACACGACTGGAATAATGAATATCAAAACCCAAATCAATAACGACATCAACAGTATCGCCATCAACAATTCTTTTAACTTCGCAATTATATTCGTACATTCCTATCTTTTCTTTCTAGCTGTTTTAGTTCGTTTAAACGATCTATTCTTGCGTTTAGAAGTAACTTTTAAATTGCTTCTTTTTTTATTTCTAGGATTTCCATCTTTGTGATGTACGTCTTTTCCATCACCTTTACGTACTTTTCTGGTTTTTTTTAGTTTTGCTCTACTTGCATTTCTGGCAGCCCTATTTTTCTTTTGTTTGCGTTTTCCTTGATAATTATCATATTCTTTACGATAATTTCTTTTCTTTTTACGCATTACTCTTTTCCATCTTTTTTATGTGTGCCTGCATAGAGTCCAAACCAAGCTGCACCACTACCTACAACGATAGAAATTAAGCCTGATTGTTCAAAAGTTGGATTAGGTAAATCCATAAACCACATAACTGTGTAATACAAAAGGTACATATATATACCTAAAAACGCTCTAGGAATGATTCTCCAAGCATCTACTGCTTGAGCAACAAAGATAAACCTTTGATATGGATTATTGTTCTTGACATCTTCTAGGTCTCTTATTTTATCTTTAAGTTCACCTATTTCTTGAACCATAGCCATGAACTTACTGAGGTCCATTTCGACCTCATTTCTGTCCATATCGCCACCGAATCTACTAGATGGATGATATTGATCTTCCATTTTTAACTAGGGTTTGCGTAACCCTTACTAGCCCAAATAACAATGCTGTATGTATCACCACTACTGTGATCATTAGTAGTTAATAGCAAATCACCATTAACTCCACTTCCTGCATTGTTAGGTATTCCGGGTAGGGTCATACTACTTTCTGTGAAATCCCAAGTATCTGTCCAATCTTTAGGTGCTTGCATAATGAATTGATTAGAAGTAGCGTTCCAATATAAGCTAAATCCCATTCCAACATTACTAAACCATATTTTATTTAACACAACTCTGCTACAAGCTTGTCCTGTAACTGCGCTCTTTGTTAAAGCTGAAACGTCAATTTTAGCGACAGCACTTTCTCCAGTGCCATCGCTAATATTTGTAAATTTCATTATTAGGTTTTTGCCACCATCATCAAGTATTGTTTGTGATGTAACTGCATCAGCCATATTAATTCTCCTTATGCGTCAGCAAATGGAGTAACTAAAGTGCCTGATCCTAGTATTCTACCTTGTATTGAATACTTAGCAGAAGCCATAGCTGTACATATAACAACACTACCAGCTAGTCCACCTTTAGTAGTACCATTCATTGTAAGCACATCGTTACTTGCTCCAGAAATAAAGCTTTTTCCAGCAGCATTAGTAATACCAATATTTACACCACCAACAAACTTATCTGTTCCATCAGTTAGTATGTCCATATCTGTTGCAGCAGTTTCTACTATAAAAGTAAATGTAGCACCTAGATTGTTTAATTGATTTGGGTCAGTTGCATCATCAGGTGCTGTAGAAACGATAGAAGGTAAAGTAAACTTACCATCTGCATCATTACACAATAGAATCTTACCAGCGTGTGCTGCAACTGTAAGTGTTGTGTCAGCAGTTAGGCTTACTACAGAAGCGTTCCCTGCCGAAATAAATCCAGCGAGTGATCTAACTGGACCTGAAAAGGTTGATTTTGCCATAATTTTTTCTCCGAAAAAATAAGTCCTATCGTCTTGGCTTGTCTGCTAGGTCAGTCTATAGGACAATTTACCCCTAGATAAAGTTGATGTGGGTTGAGTAAGAAACCCCCACATCACGGGTTCCATTATGCTAACTTAAAAGTTTACGATGATCCCGAAGAACCAAATGCTCCAAGCGGATCAGATACTCCAAAAGAATATCTTTCTCTCGCTTTATACCTTACATTACCAGTATCAAAGTCTCCATCCATGCTAGTTTCTAATGCTGTACGTGTAAAGTGTTTTAAACCATTAGGTACATCAGTAATTAAAAACCATGCATTTGTATCTGTCAAGAAGTGATTGACAGCATATCCTTCAGGGATAGTGCCATTCATTTTCATAGCATTTACATCATTATCAGCAGTTGCTGGTCTGAGATCAGACTCTAGGATACGGGTAGCAGTAAACATGCCGTTAGGTGGTACAATCAACTTACGTGGTCTCGCAGCAATTAGGAGTCCTCGCTCGTCTGTCCATCCAGCAATTTGTATCACAGCATTTTCTAACGAAGTTTCGTTAAGGTCTGCTTGTGTACTAGGAGTATTACTATTTGTTCCACCTGACACCAATGGGTGTGAAGTTGAGAAGAAATCTACTCCATCGCCAGAATTAAATGAGCCACCTGAAAATCCTTGGTTAAAAGGATTAACAGCTTTTACTTGTTTGGTATAAGCCATACTTCTTGCCAAAGCTTTTGTGTATCTAGCAGAAAGTGAGTCATAAAGGTTATCCTCCATAGCTTCTTCTGTAATACTAAAGCCCATAGCAATAGTTTCGTGGTTGTATCGTGCAGTAAAAGATTCTTGCGCATTATCATATGTGATAGCTGAGCCTTCATCTTTGACCGGAGCCTCGCCAAATCCACTTAACTTAACTTCTTCCTCGAAAGATCGATCAGAATTTTCAGTTTCATAGATTTCAGCATGCTCATTCTCGTACTTATCATATTCTAACCCAAACAAAGCGTTTAAACCGGGTAGAAGTTCTTTCAGTAGCTGCGCTCTTGAAATTGCCATTTATATTACTCCAGTTTAAATTCCAGTCGTGTTATCCATTAGGTGTCCAGCATTAAACTTAACAACTAGATCAGTGTATGAGTCAGCCCATGCATTGCTAGGTGTTTGTACAACATCAATAATCCTTACAGGAAGTGTTGCTGTTGTAGCTGCAGAAGTTGAAATATCTACTGCGTTTTTGCTAGTACCTATTGTGGTAGAACCTGCTGTTTGAACAACCGCACAGTTAGTTCCTAGAGTAGCTTGTGCTGCAGAGCCATCAGCTTGCATTTCAAAGATGACATTTGGATCATCAATAACATATGCATAAGCATCAGAAGCTGCAATAGAAGCAGTCCACATTTGGTTAAACGTTTTCTGGTTTGTATTAGGATCAGTATATGAGCAACCCATAAATATTCCAATTGGTGTTAAAGTAGTCGTACCAGTATCTTTTTCAACAGTACCGGCAGTAACTAACTTAACAAAATCACCAAAGAATATAGATGTGCCATAACCACTAGCTATTTGATAGTGGCGCATTTTAGAAGTAAAAGAACCACTCGCACTTAGCGTACCAACGGGTCTTGCACCATAAGGTGCTGCTGTACTACTCATTTTATATCCTTAAATATAATTAATTATGAGACAGCAATATATTATTGACCGCCTCTCCCAAAAGTAACCTTAGTCCTTTTTTCCTTAAACATAGGCATAGCTGGATTTTCTTCTTTCATGTAGTTTGAATCAACTGCTCCCATCTGTTGAGAAGCTAAGTTTTGATAATACTCTCTACGCTTAGCTACTTCTTCTTCTGGTGCTTTACATAAAAGAAGTCCACCTACTTCGATACAGTTTGGATATTTAGAACCCTCATCTGTAACAATGTTTACTTCAGGATGATCCTCTGCCCTTACAGGTTCCCAACCTTCTCTGAGCCTTGTAGAAACATTTATGTTATCAGATTGTCCTGCAGCAGCAGTACGAATCCAACGATAAACATATCCGGGTTCAGGTGTAGGATCAGGAAGTAAGTTTGGAGGGGTCCAAGGTTTACTTCGCTCATCTTTTTCTCTAGTCTCCAGTGAGCGTGGAGTGCGCTTTTCTTTTAACTCATCCATTACTTTTTTAACTCCTTCATAAATTGAGTTGCATATTGTTCCGGTGTGAGTCCAAGTCTCCTTGCGAGGTCAACTTGTGTTCTAGTTAACTGCACTGTGCGCTGTTTTGTACCTGCTCTATTAGCAGGTGCTACCACAGTCGAAGGTGTCTGAGTCGTTGCAGTATTCGACTCATTGAAACGTTCCGGAAATCTATTTTTTACGGCTTTATCAATTTCACCATAATATTGATCCGAATCTGCAATTGGATCAATGCCTTGTCTGACTAATTTAGCATGCATACCATAGGCTAAAGCAGTCATATCCTCATTGCCTTCTTTCTCAAACCAATCATTATTCCTGATGTATTCTATAGCAGCAGGATCAAGTTGTGGTTGTTCAACAGGCTGTTGTGGAATTTGTTGTTGCATACTTTGTTGATATTGCTGTTGTTGACCATTCATTCCATTTTTTACAGGAACATAATTATCAACATAAGCTTTATCAGCAAAAGCTGCATTCATTTTTTCTTGTGCTTCTAAAAGTTTATCGGTGTCTCCAGCTTCATAAGCTTGTTTATAATCTGACTTTGCTTTTTCTATTTCAGCAGTTGTCCTAGTTTTAAGACTATTAACTAAAGCTTCTTCACTTTTAGATACAGTTTGTTTTAACTTTTCGTTTTCTTCTTGAAGTTGACGAGCAAAAGTAACAGCTTCATCCCTTGTACGTGTAGCTTGTTCTTTTGAACGTCTTTCTTCGTGATAATCGTATTTTAGTTTATCAATACGTTTTTTGGTTCTATCGCCAATGCCTTCTATTTCTTCATCAACATTATCAGAAGATGCTCTTTTAGGTTTTTGATCTTCTTCAGGTCGATCATCAACGATATCAATTTTTAATTCCTTTTCAGGCTCTGGAGCCTCTATGGTGTTAGAGTCCGGTAACTCAATAAAATTTTCTGAACTTTCTTGAGTATTTTCTGCTAATTCATTCATGCTCTTTGAATTCCTCTAGGATCATCTACAACAGCTTCAACAGTATCATCATTAATTAATCTAAATTCCTTTCCGTGAATACTAATTCTAGTTCCACTAAAGGCTCTCATAACTACCCAATCACCTTCTTTACACCAAGGTCCAGTAGGAAATTTACTTTCGTCTTTATAACAATCGCTTCCCATAGCCATAACAAATCCTGTTACTGATGCAGTTTCTTCAATACGGATGGTTTCTTCAGCTTTGAGGATTCCACCTGCTGTTTTTTCTTCTGCTTCCGGTAATGCTATTAAGATTTTGTATCCTGTAGGTTCAGGTAATTGTGAAGCCGATTTAGGCTGAATAGCCTCATCTTCTTCGATTTTTTGTACTGCTTCTGTTGCCATAAGTTTTCCTTATGCTGCATCAATATTAATAAGGGCTATGATGTTACCCATCGTTTCACCATGAAACGTGCATATCTTTACGAGTCAACGATTTTGCTTAAAGCATCATCTATTTCACGAAGGGCGATACGTAAACCCTGTATATTACCTTTTAGACGATTCAATTCAGACATATTGTCAATATCACCATCTACTATAATATCTGTAATTCTGTTTATCTCATTGTTTAAACGATCTGTCAAGAATTCTGTAAAAGAATAATCACTTGGTTGCATACTATTCCGTATTTTTATCTAATAATTTATCAGCGATTTTTCTTCCTAACTCAGCACCTTTTGTTCTTTCTTGTGCTGATGTTTTAGCTATATCTGCACCGATCTCTGCACCTTTCATTTTAAGATCAGCTTCTATTTTAATTCTTTCTAATTCATCTGCCATTAAAGCTTTTTGCATATCTGCAGCAATTTTAGCTTCATCAGAAGCTGCTTTTGATTGTGCTTGCATTTGTTTTATTTCAAGTTCTTGTCTTTGCATTTGAAGAACAGGGTCCTCCATTTGCTCTTGTATTTCTTGTTGTTGTGCTTCTTGCATGTTTTTACCTAGCAATTGTTCTGCTGCTGCTGCAACAAGACCAGAAAGCCTTTCTTCTATTTCTGGAGGTAAAGGTTCTCCTGCTGGTGGTAATTCTGTGCCTAGTTCTTGTTCTATTTGTTTTCTGTATTCAAAACCTAAATGTTCAACAATATGCGCACTCAATGCTCCCTGCATTGCATCTGCATTTGGTGCTTGTCCTGCTAATTCTTGTATCTTAGGGTCTTGAATCATAGACATATGAACAGATATATGTGCAGGATGATCTTGATATTCAAACGCTTTAACAGGTTTACCATTCAATATGTTCATATTTTCTGAAACTGGATCAGTAGGCTTCAAATCATCTTCTATTGGAATAATATCTTGTGGATCACGTATGCCAAGAACCTCTAACATCTGCCTATGCAGTTTTGGCATGTCATACATTTGAGGTGCAGACTGTGCTAATTGCAAAGCAGCTTGATATTGCATGATTCTTTGAGCCATAGTTGCTGCATTTGGGTCAGAAACAGGAATTATATCGACTCTATCGTCAAAATCGCTTGATTTTATCGTTTCATCGCCATCAATTTCGTATTCATAAGCTTCTGGCATGTAATCTTTGATGATTTCAGACAAAATACCCAATTCTTTACGCATTGAAGCGTGTAATCTTGACTGAATAGCACTCATAACCTTCATATTTCGCTCTAAAAGGGCTAATGTAGTGCCAACTGGTGCTTGATTGTTCATATCTGACACTTTTAAGTCAGTAATTGAAGCAAATCTACGTCCTTCTTCAACAATATTGCCTAATAATTGATATAAAGTGCCTGATGGCTCTTTGTAAGGAAGAAAAGTAATGTTATCTCTTATGCTTCCACCCGGAACATCAACATCCCTGAACTCACCGGGATATATTGGGCTGTCATCGCCTTTGATTCTAAGCCCTCTGGTCTTTAAACCACCCGGCAAGTTAGATAAAGTACCTGCATCAACCAGTTGTCTAAGCAAAGAAGTAGCAGATTTAGCTAATCCACCCACCATATGTATCAAACCAAAACCATAAAAGCCTAATCCGGGCATGTATTGGTAATGAACAAAGTGCTGTCTACGCATTTTCTGTGGATCACCTTCCATATAATTGCGTCTTATTGACAAAATAGTGCTTGAACCTTTATCAATAGTAACAACGTAAGGCAATGCAATGCCTGTTTTCTCTCCATTTACAACATCTTCAAACCCTTCTAGGTCTAAATCTACATGCATTTCAAGTAAAGTGTGCATTCCATCTTTACTATAAGTATTCATTTCATACTCATAGTTAGGTGAATCACCAGTTAACTCCCCATACTTATCTTTTATTTTATCCGAATAATCACCAGATTGAGGTAAATCTACATTTCTATAAAAATCAGCGTATTGAAGTTTTAAAATATCATTTAAAGTCATACGCATAACATGTGTTGCACGTACAGCAGTAGCTAAATCAGATGCGCCATAACTAACAACAAAATCTTCTGCAGGAATAAACATAGAACAAGGTCTTTGCATGTTTACATCCCAATAAATTTTTTTAAATGCAGAACCGGCTAATGGCAAACTGAATAACATTCTTTCAACTTCATTACGATATTCAGTCATTTGTTCAGTTAAAAGATAATTCATGTAATCTTGTACACGTCTTGACTGTTTTTCTTTTTCTTCTGTTAGTTTGCCAACTATATTCGTTCTAACTGGACCGCTTGCAGGCAATATCTCACCTACAGCTTGTGATTGGAATCTAACAACTGCTTCTGAAAGCATAGGGTGATAAACACCACAGGCTCCAGCCCAAGGTTCTGATCTTTCTTCAATCTTTAATCCTAGATTGTCAAGTCCTTCAATATAAGTTCTTTCCCAATCTGCTCTTGAATCTTTATCTGATTCAAATGCAGAGATCAATTCATTGGCTAAATTTTGTAAATCACGTTCATCAATAAATTCTGAAAGATTTGCATTGAACTCAACTTGTGTATCTGCATTAGGATCAAAGTCGATAATCATTCCACCATCATCAGTTTCAATAGCAACTGCTTCAGGATTGACGATTGTTATATCTGCATTTTCTGCCATTAGTTAAATTTTAAACAAATTAATAGTAATCAGCAAACCTTTCAACAAGTTCTTCTTCAGGTTCATCATGCGACAAAGAAATAAATCCACCTTGTCTATACCTTAGTAAAGCTTGTGTTGACGAGTCAACTAAGTCATCGTGGTCTCCTACTGGAAATGAAGCAAACTGTTCTATTACTTCTTCAGCCCATCTTTTAGAAGGACACCATACTGTACCTGATGCAAATAAATCTGCAACAGCGTTTACACGTGCTACCTTATCATTTCCTCTTGATGGTGTAAATTCTTGAACAGGAATGCCCATTCTGCGTAATTCAAATATTAAAGGCGATCCTGCTGCTTTTGCCTCAACAATAAATGCATCTGGAATCCAAGATTGATACTCATCATATGCTCTACGTTTCAATTCAGGAAATTCCAATCTTTCTTGAAAAGCATCTAAAAGAATAATATTAGGAGCCATATATCCATCATCATTCTCTTGATAGAAAACACCCCATGTAGTACACGCTGAAAAGTCAGCACGTTGTGTTTTTAGAAATGCTGTATCCCAAGATTGAATAATAAACTGACATGGTGGTGGGTCTTTTTTCTCCCAAGTTTTCCACCATTCTCTTTTTACCAATGCGCCTTCTTCTGATGTTGGATTTTGTTGATATTGCGCTTCCCAATGCGGTACAGGCAATGTTGCTCTAATCTTTTCTAATTCTTCAACTTTCCAATATTCTTCCCATAAACTTCTGCCAGAAGGTAAAATAGCTGGCAATTCAATCACTTCCCATTGATCACTACCATCCCTAGTAATACTGTCGTGTAAGATTGATCCACATAGGTCTTTCTTACCCCACCTAGTCATTACAATAATAATCGCACCACCGGGCTGTAAACGCTGTCTAGGACCGCTTAAATACCAATCATAAGTGCTTTCAAATATTTTAGGATCAGCAGACTGACCTTGTTGTTCTGAATGAGGATCATCAATAATTAACAAATCTGCACCACGACCAGTCACCGCACCGCCTACACCAATTGAAAAGTATTCACCGCCACCCGAAACGTCAAAACGACCAGCAGCTTTACTGTCGAGATTTAAACCCACATCTGGAAATATTGTTTGATATTCTTCACTATCAATTAAGTTTCTTACCATACGACCAAACCTTAATGAAAGTTCTGCAGTATGCGATGCCATAATAATTTTTTTATCAGGTGCATTACCGACTATCCAAGCAGGAAGTAACCAAGATGTTAACTGTGATTTACCAAAACGAGGTGGCATATTAATCATTAAACGATTGCATTTACCTTGAGCAACACGTTCAAAAGCTTCAGCCATTTTCTTGTGATGTGCGCCACAAATGAACTCAGACCATACAGAACTGCAAAAATCTAAAAAGTTTTCTTGCCCTTTTTCACGTACAACAGAAGTTTCCAAATGTTTAATTAATTGGTCTAATTCCCTTCTCTGTACTGCGTTTAAACGTGATAAGCGTTCAGGAGTCATCAAAGACATGACTTGATCTATTTGTTGAGTATCAACTTTCATAGCTACATATAGTATTGTCAACCATGTTAAAACACAATATAATGCGTTGCAAGGGTATCTCTAATATCGGGCTGTCTTATTACAAATCCTACAATCCAGTCCTCACCCTTTTTTGAGCCGGTCTAATATGCGCAGATCGGCTCATCTGCATCCGAAGGTGGCAATTAGCATATAGACAGCACCGGCAGGTGCCTAAAAAAGACACATACACATATATATCCCTATAGGATTCCTTACCTCCCCTAGACACAAAAACAGGGGGTAGGGGGTAATGTAAACCACTATGTTAAAAAAAAGCTAAAATATGGTGAGTAAATATTTAAAACACTATGTATATGCGGTGCGTGTGGATGTTATGTGCGTGTGAGGGGGGTGGGGGTACGAAATTAGTGGGCATAGCCATAATCGCATTTTGATTATGGCTTTCATATACGAATTTGAACAGCGTTTAAACTGCCTAATGGATCATATCGTCTTTATCTTCGATAACATTGCCTAACAGACCTTTGATTCTGTCCATGATTTCCGTAGAACTCTCACTAGAGGTTTCCTCTACTTCTATTCTATCCTTGTACAGATTGGCAACTTTCCCTCTGTAATGCTCTGCTGATACAGCAGAACCCATCTGACCGCTTTCTACTGCCTTGTCTCGTAGCTTCGCTAGTTCTATGAGGTGCGACTCTCTATCAACAAGGGAACGAGTGTCTTGCTC